CCGAACAACATGAAAGAGTTTAAGCATCTTGATTCATGGGATTGCTCAATTTCTACCACATCGCTCGGAACAACACCACAGCTTATCAAGATGGCTCTCGGATGTGCTGATATTGATTCTGATGATGCTACAAAGATTGTTCCGAGAGCAGACCTTAGTCAGAGTGACTTTTCAGACATTTGGTGGGTAGGTGACAGAGCAGATGGTGGCATGGTTGCGATTCAGTTAAAGAACGCACTTTCAACCGAGGGATTTTCACTTAAGACTACAAAGAACGGAAAGGGGCAGATAGCACTCACTATCACAGGCCATGTTTCCATCAATGCTCAGAAGGTAGTGCCGATGGTATTCTATTCCGCAGACCCGACCGAAGTAACTGAGTTCAAGGTATCTCAGATTCTGTCTCATGTAACATCTGATTTTGAGGATGAGTACATTGCATCGGGTGAAGATTTAGAGGTAACACTCACAGCAGAAACTGGTTATACTATTGCTAATGTAGTAGTTACAGTAGATGGAACAGATGTTACTTCTGATGCATGGGCAAGCGCAACAGGCAAGGTAACTGTGGAGAATGTTGCAGGTGAAGTAGTAATCGTAGCGACAGCAACAACAGCATAAGAGGATAATCAATGAAGAATTTAGCTAATTGCACACCGACAGAATTTGTAGCTCAGACTGTGAAGATAAAAAAGGTAGCAAAGGATTGGATGGATGCTACTAAAATAATCGACATTCTGCGTACACCACCAAAATATGTGAAACTACCCGAAAACGCTACCGATGAGGTTAAGGCTGAGATTTTTAAGAGAAACCTTGAAATTCAGCAGGAACAGGGCATGGAGAATTTTTCAAGAATCTTTGATGCATCTTTTGAGGAAAACCCACAAAAGACACTTGATATTTTAGCTCTGTGTTGCTTTGAAGATCCAAAGAATGTAGACTCGCATCCTATGAGTTGGTACATGAAGTCTATACAGGAATTGCTTGAAGATGAGGTAGTTGTATCTTTTTTCTCATCATTGGCACAGTTAGGACAGAAGAATATTTCGAAGCGATGAATGCCATAAGGCTCGACATGCTCGAATTGATTGGTAGAGGATACGCAATAGAACATTGCGTATCCTTTTTACATAAAAAGCATGAAGATGAGGCTTTTCGTATTTATTTAACTGATGCCATTAGAATGATTACTTACAACACAGCTCTTAAAGGTAGAGGTGTGATGGAACAGCGATTCTTTGATATAATCAAAGATATACGTGATAAGTCACAAGGCAAGAAAGAACAAACCGCAGAGGAAGTTATTACTCATATATCGGATAAACTACGAAGCATGAATAGGAGTTAATTATGGATGCTTTTAATTTATTTGCAAAATTAACATTGGATTCAAGTGAATATGAAAGTGGCTTATCTAAGGCAAAAGGACTTGCATCTACTGTAGGCGGTGGACTGAAATCCGCTATGGATGTGGGAATCAAGGCTGTGGCAGGAGCAACTGCCGCAGTCGGCGCATTTGCCGCAACATCTGTTAGCACAGGTATGGATTTTGATAAATCCATGTCACAGGTTGCCGCTACTATGGGCTTGAATATGGAGGAAATGAAAACTCAAATAGGCTCGGTAGATACAGCCTATGGACAGTTTAGCGGTAATCTGAGGGAGTATGCTCAATATATGGGCGCCAATACCGCCTTTTCCGCAAAGCAGGCGGCTGATGCCTTAAACTATATGGCACTTGCAGGATATGATGTACAAGAGTCAATGACTATGTTGCCTAACGTGTTGAATCTTGCGGCGGCAGGCGATATGGACTTGGCAAGGGCATCTGATATGGTAACTGATGCTCAGACCGCATTGGGTATTGAAATGGAAAATATGCCACAGCTTATTGATGAGATGGCAAAGGCGGCATCTACAGGAAACACGTCCGTTGCTCAATTAGGTGAGGCATACTTGACTGTAGGTGGACTTGCACAAGAGTTGAATGGCGGTTTCATTACCCTTGCGGATGGTACACAAGCGCCAGTTTCGGGTATTCAAGAAATGACTATCGCCATGACAGCTATGGCTAATGCAGGTATCAAGGGTAGCGAAGCAGGAACCCATATGCGTAATATGATTATGAAATTATCGGGTCCTACATCTGATGGTACTAAAGCACTTGAATCTATGGGTATAACAGTCTTTGATACTGAGGGGAAAATGAGGTCATTGGCTGATATATTTACTGACTTAAATGGTGCTCTCGGAGAAATGACGCAGGAACAAAAGATTCAGACCATATCTGATTTGTTTAACGCTAGAGACCTTGCATCGGCAGAAGCATTATTGGGAGCGATAGGAGAAGATTGGGATGAAATAGGTGCGTCTATCCTTGATGCCGAGGGTGCAGCTCAGAAAATGGCTGATACACAGCTTGATAACCTTGCAGGAGATATTACATTATTTCAATCTGCATTAGAGGGTACACAAATTGCGCTATCAGACAAACTGACACCCGCATTACGTGGCTTTGTGCAAGATGCTACTCAAGGACTTTCTGATGTAGCGGCGGCTATTACTGAGGGTGATTGGAGTGGAGCTACAGATGCAATAGGTAATTTTTTAGCTAACTCGTTAAATACTATAGTAGAGGGATTGCCACAATTTATCGATGCAGGTATGCAGGTTTTGGGCGCACTCGGTCAAGGCATCATCGATAATATCCCGACTATCGTAGATAGCGGTGTGCAGATAGTAGTTGAGCTTGCAAATGGTCTTGTACAGGCATTGCCACAGCTTGCAGAGGGTGCGATAACACTTGTACAATCATTAGGTCAATCATTCGCGGAGAATGCACCACAGTTACTTGATGCAGGTATGCAGTTAGTTCAGATGATTGCAGATGGTATAGTATCGGGCATTCCTGTGTTGATTGAGCAGGGATTGCCGATGCTTGTTGATTTTTCTGAGGGATTAAGAGAACATGCAAGTGATTTGGTTGATGCAGGTATTGATTTAATCATGAAGATTGCCGATGGTCTTATTGAGGGATTACCGACAATGATTGAAACGATACCCGATATAATCATCAATATTGCAGGGGTTATTAACGACAATGCACCTAAATTGCTTGTGGCAGGAGTTGAGCTTATAGGCAAACTTGGAATGGGAATCATCAAGGCAATTCCTACACTTGTTGCAAATATACCTAAGATTTTTGAAGCTATCCTTGCAGTATGGAGTGCATTGAATTGGATTAGCCTTGGCACAAATCTGATTAATTTTATATCTGATGGTGTAAAGTCTCTTGCAGAAAATATCCCTAATGCGTTAAAGGATATAGGAAATAAGGCAGTAGAGTTTTTCAAGGGCATTGATTGGAAAAATCTAGGACAGACTATCATTAACTTTATCAAAGATGGTATAACAGCTCTTACAACAACTATACCCGAAGCATTAAAGTCAATCGGAAGTAAGGCAATGGATGCATTCAAGGGTATTGATTGGGCAAGTGTTGGTAAAAATGTCATAGATGGAATCGCAAACGGTATCAAAAATGCGGCAGGAATTATTGCAGATGCGGCAAAGAATGCGGCTAAGGCGGCATTTGATGCGGCTAAGGACTTCTTGGGAATTAAATCACCATCAAAGTTGATGCGTGATAAAGTCGGCAGATATATCTCTGAGGGTATTGCAGTAGGTATTGACGATAACCTTAAAAGCATTACGGATTCTATGGATAACATTGCCGACTTGGTATCACAGCCTATTGATGTAGGTGCATCTGTGACAGGTGGCGGTGCTACCTATGATTCTAACAATAACGTAGTTATCAATGTATATGGCGCACAGGGGCAAAATGTAAATGACCTTGCAGAAATAATCTCACGCAAGATTAATGCGCAGGTATCACGTAGAGGAGCGGCATGGGCATGAATAAATTATTTATATATAATGGTAAGAGTTCGCTTGATTTTGATATGCATATCGCTAAAGTCAATCAATACGATGGTGCTGAGAGGGATACCGAGGAAATTGAAGTTGCAGGCAGAAATGGCACTCTTACTGTTGACAAAGGACGGTTTAAAAATATTGAAATATCCTACTCTATGTATACAATAGATGTAGGAAATGCAAATGATTTTAAGGCGTTTCTAAAATCAAGCGTGGGGTATCATCGACTAGAAGATACTTTTGAACCCGACTATTATCGTTTAGCAAAATATACTAACGCATTTAAGATGGATGCCAACGTAGATGATAATGGTGCATTTGCTGTGGCTTTCAACTGTGACCCAAGACGCTTTCTTAAATCTGGTGAAAATGTTATACTATTGACATCAAATGGAAACATTTATAATCCGACTTATTTTGAAGCAAAGCCACTTATCAGAGCATACGGTACAGGCAATTTTACAATCAACAACGTTACTGTGACTATATCAAGTGCAAACGAATATACTGATATTGATTGCGAGATTATGGATGCTTTCAAAGGTTCAACTAATTGCAATGGAAATATATCAAGCACAAATAATAAATTCCCTGTGTTGCAATCGGGGCAGAATAGTGTAAATATAAGCGGTTTGACAAGATTGGAAATCACTCCTAGATGGTGGACGATTTAATGAGGTGAAGTTATATGATACCTATTTTATTCAGTGAGTCGGCAACGACTTTTAATACCAACGGAATAGGGCGATTATCTGATGCAATCTCATGCATATGTACCGAAGAAAGAAATGGTGAGTATGAAGTTGAGTTAGAATATGCGGTTGAGGGTAAATATGTTAATGAGATTAAATATAATCGAATTATAGTAACAAAACCGTCACAAGAAGATACACTGCAGGCTTTTAGAATTTATAAGATTGAGAAATCCATCATGGGCGGCTCAATCATAGTAAACGCACAGCATATCAGTTATCAGCTTGCAAATATACCACTTAAACCATTTGCGGCATCATCCCTTGCCAATGCGCTTACTAAATTGATAAGTGAAAGCATGGAAACAAATCCCTTTACTTTTACTACCGATAAGACATCGATGGTAACTTGTGGGATGAATGTTCCTATAATGTGCAGGTCAATGCTAGGTGGTCATGAGGGTTCGCTACTGGACGTTTACGGTGGTGAATGGAAATTTGACAACTATACTTGTAGTTTGCTTGATGCAAGGGGAGCTGATAGGGGTGTGACTATCAGATATGGAAAAAACCTCGTGTCACTCGAACAGGAGGAAAGCATAGCTAATACCATAACTGGAATAGTGCCTTATTGGTCAGCTAGTGACTCTAATGAGTGTGTTTATGCAAATCCTGTTTATGCATCGACAGCAAGTAATTTTCCGTATAAGCGGACGGAGATAATCGACTTTAGTGATAAGTTTGATTACAAGCCTACATCGGCACAGCTTACAACATTAGCTCAGCAGTACATTGAGAAAAACAACATTGGGCATCCATCAGTAAGCCTTGATGTAGATTTTATAAACCTTGCTGATACTGAGGAATATAAGGGCATAGCTCCGCTTGAAAATGTGCTTTTATGTGATACGGTTACAGTTATTTTTGAGAAGCTAGGAATCTCAGAAAAAGCAAAGGTTGTACGAACTGAGTATGATTGTCTTGCTGAAAAATATAATAAAGTGGGAATAGGTACTATCCGAAGCAGTCTTGCGGTGACTATTGCAGACCAAGGAAGCGCAATCGAGGTTACACTCGAAAAGGCAAGAGAATTTACTAAGGATGCAACTGGATGGCTTACTAATGGAGCAGGGTATGTTGTCGCAAATAAGAATCCCGATGGTTCATGGAAAGAACTATTATTCCTTGATAAGCCGACAACAGCGGCGGCAACAAAGGTTCTGAGGATTAATGAAAACGGCATCGGTTTCGCAAGTGGTGCGGCAGGAACATTTGACAGTTGGATATACTATCAAGCATGGACGCTTGACGGAAATCTGAGTTTAGGTGGAGTTAATAACAGTTACGGGCATTTAAAAATTCTTAACGCAAGCGGAAATATTATTGGCGAATGGGATAAAGACGGATTGATAATATATGATTCAACCCAAAGCAAATACAGTATAAATAACGTAGTCAACGGCTTTAGGGCGGTAGACTCGACAAGAAAAGAAGAGGGAATATTTGATAGTGCAAGTATCCAGTTTGAGGACAAGAACACTAATTTGTTTTCGGCACTTGAAGCGGGTGGACTTGTTGTTTTTTCGGATGATGATGTGACGCAATCGCAAGTCAACGGAAATGGAATTTCCGTAGAAAATGGTACGGACATGACGGAAATGCGACCCGATGGATTTTATGTTAACGGTCAAAAAATCAGTGAAGGAGGATTTACTGGCTCTTTTGACATTGTAAATGACATAGATGTGGATTTTGATAATGAAAGTTATTCAGCAGATGTATACACTTTAACTTTTACTAATGGTGTATTAACGAACATTACTAATTAAGGGGGTGAATAGATGCAGGAACTTGATTTACAGTATGCACCAATAGGAGTAAATCCCGTGGTGCATATCTCACAGTTTGATGTAGGTCGGCAATTTAAATTAAAAATCTATGACGGTGCAACGGCTTACTCAATGCCTAGTGGCACAACCGCAAGGATAGACGGATTAAAACCCGACAAGACCGCATTTAGTTACTCTGATGCAGTATCAGTAAGCGGTAATATTGTGACCGTCACAACCAAAGACCAAATGACCGTCTTAAATGGTACGGTGGTTTGTGAGATAAGATTTTCTGATGCTTACGGTAATGATATTGGAACACTCAATTTTAAACTTGAGGTTGAAAAATCACCGATTGATAACGATGCATCAATATCAGATACAGAAATACCCGCAATCGTTGAACTTGCAAGAAATCAGATGCTAAATGCCGAAGCATGGGCGGCAGGAACAAAGGGCGGTATTCCAGTAGGTGAAACCGAACCACAGTATCACAATAATGCAAAGTATTATTCTGAGCAATCAGCATCAAGTGCAAATGCATCGGCTAATTCGGCTACGGCATCCGCAAACAGTGCGGCGGCATCGGCATCAAGTGCTGATGATTCAGCCGATTCAGCTACACTTTCAGAATCATGGGCAGTAGGCGGCACAGGCACGAGACAGGGCGAGGATATTAATAACGCTTATTATTGGAGCTTACAGGCTCAATCAGCATCGCAGGATGTTTCGGGATATATCGCAATCTTGAAACTCTTACTGAGTGCAATATATATCAATACTGAGTCGGGATTGGTACTCAATACCGAAAGCGGCGATAAACTTATTATGGACTTCTAAAGGGGGGTAAAAATGGCAGATATAAAAATTTCCGAGTTGGGTGCGGCTAGTGCGGTCAATGCGACTGATTTATTTCCAATGACATCAAGCGGTGTTACCGTAAAAGCGACAGCACAGCAGATAAAAAATTACATGGGTGTCGGCAATATCGCAGACCTCAATACTACCGATAAATCATCGGCGGTTGCGGCAATCAACGAGGTTAATATAAAAGTATCTAAAACTGAAGTTTTAATAATAAATGTTGCATCGTTTAGTTCACTTCCTCAGACCGTATCAAATGCAAATATCGAGTCTGATATGGTGGTAGTTAATTCCGTGTTAGGTACTCCGTCAAGTCAGACAGGTGATGAGTGGACGGTAACAACATCAAACGGTTCGCTCACTATCAATGGTACGATAAGCGGAAGTACCACACTTACTTTGTACCTTATGAAATCACGATAAAGGAGATATGAATTATGGAAAAGTATTTTTTGACACAAATCAAGAGAACCAACGGCACTTTTGAAAAGGGCTGTGTGGTAAAGAATACACTTGATGAGGTAAAGCAGAGCTATCACGCTTATCTTGGTGCATACGCTTATGGACATGATGCAAACACAGATTATGTCCAGTGCCTTGTAACTAATATCCGTGGTGGTATTGAGTTGGCAGAAGTTTGGAATAATATTCCGACAGAAAATGAGTAAGGAGGTATGGTATGGCAGAGAGTACGATAAAAAACCATAAAGAAGTATTGCAATGGAATAGATTAAATACAGACACGATAGCATCCACCTCAAATATAAATCCTAATGCTAATAATTTACTAAAATACAATGAATTTTTGGTTGTTGTGACATATACCGATGACGATAATATTGAATCATCTATGACTACATATTTTAATCGAGATATGATAAGCCATGCAACAACAGAAATACGGTTTATTCCTGGTAGTTGCTACAGTGTTTCAGAAATGTCAGGTGCCGCTTTAACAATTACTCAAAACTCTATAAGAGTAAGATGGGTAATGGTGGGTGGAACAAATAAACTCAGCACTTCTTATGTTGTATTTTACGGTAGATAATTAGAAATTCAAATCTTTACAGGGGGAGCATCGAAGAATGAAATCGTGTAAAGATTGCTCAAGTAGAGTTGTTTGGGATTGCAGATATGGAAAGATGGATAAATGCAAATTTGTACTTTGCGGATTCAAACCTAATCTGAGAATGAAACCAAAGACAATTCCGAAATGGTGTCCGAGAATAGATGAATTTGAGGAGAGTATCAAGAAATGAATGAATCAGAAGCACGTTGGGTATATTGTGAAAATGTAATCGGATGGGATGGCTTTTGTTGTTCAAAGTGTGGCTATTTCGTACCATGGGAATATAAGAAGCATCCTAAATCTGATGATGCAGTAAAAGATATTCACACTTGTCCGAGATGTAAATCAAAGATAGGTATTATTGATGCTGTATAGTACCTAATCGATAAAAACTAACAAGCGTCGTGTAATGGTGCGAGTCCATTACCCACATTAATCTCGTGAAAATCTCGTGATTTTGGAGAACATAATGAGTACATGGTTAGAATGTTTATTCGGAGTATGGCTTGTGTTGAATATCTTTAAAACTATTAAAAACCTTGCATCGTGATTGGAGAATATCAAGAAATGAATCTCGACGAAGTATGTAAAGAATTTAAGATTGATGATATAGGCGATTTTTCTGATGGATATCACACTTTCAATCAGCTTTATCATCAAAGGGCAGTCCTGTTTGCGAGTATTGTAAATCAAAACAAAGACATATCATGGAAATCTTGGAAACATGAAGATGGCAAATATTGCTTTGATAGTAATGGTGAGTGGTTTATTGTAGGAATAGATACACCACAGGGCAGTTACACATATCATTATTCGAAAGAATATTGGGATATGTTTAAATGTAGAGAATTACCTTGTGGCAAACATTGGGACGGTCATACTGAAGATGATGTAACGAGGTTACTAAGTCTTTGAAAACTTTTTAAAATGAAATATTAAAATATAAAAGAAGTACAAGGTTGCGATTCCTTGTACTTCAGAAGCTAACGGAAGAATCAATCATCCGCTAACCATTTTTAAAAATCAAAATTAGTTTAGCAAAATATTTCATGCGTTTCAATAAAAAACTCTATAAGAAGTGTAAGAATAATCATTGATATATTTTATAATAGTTGGGGAGGAAAGCGTCAAGAAATGGACTTAAAGGAAATATTTGATAACTTAAATCTTGGGAATTTGTCAATAATTTGTTTCTTGGCGCTTTCTCTTATAGAGATTAGTCCGATTAAGATTAATCCGTGGTCGATGCTGATGAAGTGGATTGCAAGGTTGCTCGGAATTAGTGATTTAAAAACCGAGATTGTGCAGGTGCGAGACAGGATGGATGAACTGGAGAAAAAAATCGACAATATGAAGATTTCCGAGGAAGAAAAAGAACAGCTCAAGGAAGCACTTGCGGCACGTCGCAGGATTTTGCGTTTTAACGATGAACTTTTATTGAAAATCAAACACAGCAAGGAAATGTTTAACGATATCCTAAAAGACATCACAGATTATGATAATTATTGCCGGACGCATCCCGATTTTAAGAACAAAAAAGCGGTATTTGCAGAGGAAAATGTAGCACATGCATATCAAGATTGCATGGAAAATAATAGTTTTTTATGAGGTGTGAAATGAATGAAATAACTCAGACCGTAATGGAATATATGACAACGATACTTATCGTTATCGGTGTACTTGCATTTGTAACAAGTGTTATTGTGCAGACAATCAAAGAGATGCCTTGGTTTAAAAAAATACCTACAGAATTTGTGGCTCTTGTTATCTCCGAAATTGTAACTATACTGGCTTTGCTAAGTTGGTGTGATTATAGTGTAATAATAATTACATGGTATTATGTAGTTGGAGCAGTAATTGCCGGATTTTTCATATATATGATTGCGACTGGTGGTTGGGAGAAACTTAAAAATATTTGGGAACGTACTAAATACCGTAAATAATGCATAGGTGGCTCAGATGAAACTCACAAATGATATCAAGTTTATTTGGGATTATTTCAAACGCAAAGGCTTAACAGATTACGGCATTGCAGGATTGATGGGAAATCTTTACGCAGAGAGCGGACTAAGGTCGAACACGTTAGAGCGACTTTGTATAAAGCGTTATGCGGAGCTAGGCATCAATTTTACTGATGAGCTTTATACAATTTCGGTTGATAACGGAGCAATCAGCAAAGCAGAATTTTTGAGTCCGATGGGTAAACATTACGGCTACGGCTTAGCACAATGGACAACGGACGGACGCAAGGGTGGTTTATATGACTATATAAAGTCAAAAAATGCGTCTATAAGCGATTTAAAATGTCAATGCGAATATTTATACCTTGAACTCGAAAAAGCCTTTAAATCGACTTTAAACGTACTTAAAACGGCATCTGATGTTAATACAGCATCCGACTATATACTCTTTCACTTTGAGCAACCAAAAGATGCAATATCACAGATTGAGTTACGTCGGAAATACAGTAATGAGATTTATAATCTATTAGGGGGTAGCATGGTAATCATAGGCTCAGCAAGGATAGACGAAAACGGTCATGCGAGTGGTGGACAGGCAGGAGACCAAAACGGTAAAGAGGTTAGCACGCAGGAATATTATCTCCATGATAAAGGATGGAATGTTTTGAGGGCAAAAGAACCGCAAGTCCGTGAAGCAATCGCTCAAAATATGACGTGGGCGTGTGCAAACAACAATATCGGATATGACCAAGGGCAGAATCAGACTCTTTATCAGACAGCTA